GGTATTGCACGCCGCCTTCCGGCCACTTGTCTTTATCGAATACCATGTTGTCCCAAACAAAGGGCTGATAAAAGCCGCAGTTCGGGCAAGGCACCGTCCATTCCTCTTGGGTGGATGCGTTGAACTCGTCCAAAATGCGGCTGTTGTTTTTGTCGGTTGGGGTCGATACCAGCACCGTCTTGTAATCCCAGTAGGTCGTTTGACGCTGCTCGGCCAGCATGACCGGGTCGCCTTCTTTGCCGGCGCTGGCTTTGTAAGCGTCCACCTCGTCCGCCAGCAGCACCTTGATGGGGCGGCCGCGCAGATCGGTCGGGGCGTTTGCGCCAACGATGG